ATAGGAAATCAGAGGAAGCTAAAATCAATACACAAAATTGTGTAATGGTACCATCACAAGCGGATCATGCAGAATCTATCGGTGTACATTTAAATACAGTGAACAATTGGGAAGGAAACCGTAAAGGTATCTTTGAAGATGAAGATAACGCAGATTTAGCTGAGATGTCATCTACACCAGAAGGTTACAAAGAAGCTAAGAAAGAGCTTAAGAGGCGCAGAGATCCTGTAGTACCAAACTATCGTATCGATGAGGCGATGGGGGCTATCAAGGGAATATCTGAGCTATATAGTAAACGGTACCAAGGAACAAAAGAGGAGGCAGCAAGTGTATTAATATCTGAGTTGATAAGGGGCTGTGAGACTGATGATATAGGTCTTAGTATAGCCAGAGACTACGTTAAGTGGTTTTTGTCGCTAAAAGAGGTTTTAGATACGGCAGAGCCTGAGTTAATACAATTTCTACAAGAGCAACCAACACTTAAATTAGTAAACTAGGAGAACCCGACTATGAGTAAAAGAGATTATGCAAAGAAGTTATATGAAACAGCACAGCAAATGTGTTTACAATTACACCTAACCCCAGACTTAGGTAGTGCCAACCGAATACTTAATGCTGGTAAGGTTTCTATCAGGAGCAATACTAACTATATGGCCCGTAAAGACTGTGTAGATATTGCGTTGAAACCTTATACAAATGAGTTTGGAGAGCAAGAACCGTTTGGAGATATTTGCGAACGTGACTTAGAGTATGCTGAGAAGTTCGTTGAGAAAAATATGAGTCGTGGACAAGGGCTTGTAAATAACATGACAGAAGCAAGTATGTATGTCATTCGTTGTCAACGAGAAGAAATAAAACGACTTAAGTCTTAATAAAAGGAGAGAGCCGCATGACTGAGACAGCGCACCAGCCTTGTCCATATGTGTCGTGTGGCTCTTCCGATGCCTTTAGCTACAATAGCAATGGGTACGGAAGATGCCATGCATGTGAAAGAGGTTACCCATCGAAAAGCCAGATGTTTGATTGGGCTAAAGACAAATACCCAGTAGTGGAAAGAGATGATAATAGTATGAGTACAGTTATAGATTATACGCCCAAACGTATAGAAGACCCCGCCAGTGGAAATTATGTAGCTATGCGAGGCATCACAGCTAAGACTATGGAAGACTTTGGCGTACAGACTTACTCTGATCGTCAGGAATATGTGTACCCCAGCGGGGGAATTAAAGTACGCAAGCTAGACGAGAAAGTATTCTATACTAAGGATGGCTTTAAGGGTGATGAACTGTTCGGTATGAACCTGTTTACTGCTGGTAGCTCTAAGATGGTAACAGTTACTGAGGGTGAACTAGACGCTCTGTCAGTAGCCCAAATGCTTAAGAGCCAGTACACTAACCCTGTAGTATCTCTACCCTCTGCTACGCCCTCTAAGAAGCTCTGGGAGAAGTGTGCAGAGTGGCTCAATAGTTTCGATAAGATTGTCCTATCTGTAGATAACGACGAAGCTGGTAATGCTGTAGCTGATCGTATGGCTAAACTGTTCCCTAATAAGGTCTACCGTGTACCACATGACAAGTTCAAGGATGCTAACGAGTTCCTGACCAATAATGCAGCAGCAGAGTTTAAGAGTGCTTGGTGGAATGCTAAGAAGTATACACCTGAGAATGTTCTTAACAGTACTGATGACTTCATTAGTTTGTATACTGACACACCTGAGCATCAGTATGTGCCAACTGGTATTATAGCTTTAGACGATAAGATCTTGGGTCTGATGCAAGGTCACTTCACAGTTATTAAAGCGCCTACAGGTATTGGTAAGACTGAGATCATGCGTTACCTAGAGTACAACATGTTACAACATAACATACCTTTTGCTGCATGGCACTTGGAAGAGACTAAGCTAAGATCTTTACTTGGTCTTGTGTCGTACCAGCTAAACGATAATCTTACACGCAGAGATCTTATCGAAGAGAAGCAAGCAGAGGATGATGTCATACGTGCCATCAAAGAGCTAACTAAGGATGAGCTATTCTACCAGTTCTACCTGAGTGATGGTCAAGGTGCTGATGAGCTATGCGACCAGATTAGATACTTTAGTCAAGCATGTGGCTGTAAGTTTGTATTTTTTGAGCCAATCCAAGATGTAGTATCTGGTCAGTCAGAGGAGAGTAAAGAGCAGATGTTAGCTGATTTATCGGTCAGGTTGTCTAAATTATCAGCGGAGCTAAACGTAGGTATCGTAACTATTGCTCACACTAACGACAATGGAGATCCTAAGTATTGTAAGATGATTGGACAACGGGCATCAGTAATCCTAGACCTCTCCCGTGACAAAGAGGCAGAAGATTTACAGGAACGTAATACAACACACATAACAGTGCAGAAGAACCGCCCATGCTCAGAAGAAGGTAGGGCTGGTATGATGCGGTTTAACTCAGAAACATTTACACTACGAGAGGTTATATAATTGCCAGTATTTGATATAGAAACAGACGGACTAGATAGCACTAAGATCCATGTAATATCTTGGATGGATGACCAAGGGAATGTGCAACACACGCATGACTATGTAGCTATGCGTATCTTCCTTGAGGAAGCCTCAATCCTGATAGGACATAACATTGTAAGGTTTGACATCCCCGCAGTGGAAAAGGTGCTAGGTGTTAAGATAGGTGCAAAGCTAGTAGATACGTTAGCTCTGTCTTGGTATCTAAACCATAGCCGTGTCAAACATGGTCTTGAGGGCTACGGAGAGGACTATGGAGTGCCTAAGCCTAAAATTACTGATTGGTCTAGCCTAACACCAGAAGAGTATGCTCACAGGTGTAATGAGGACGTTAAGATCAATGCTAGACTATGGCGTGACTTGGACATCAAACTTAAGAAGCTATACCCTGATGAAGATGAGAAGTGGCGTTTCATTGACTACCTTACATTCAAGCTACAGTGTGCGGCAGAACAAGAGGCCCTACAGTGGAAATTAGATGTAACCAAAGCTAAGGGGCATCTAGCGGAATGGGAAGCTATGAAGGCTGAGAAGATAGAGCAGTTAGCTGATGCTATGCCTAAGCGTGTCCTGACTAAGGTACAACATAGACCAAAGGTAATGTACAAGAAGGACGGTGAGCTATCTTCACATGGTGAAAGGTTTGAGGCTCTTCGCAAAGAATATAAGCAGCCAGAAGGTGTACAATCTTTTGTCGTTAATACAGGTGAAGAACGTGCTAACCCTAATTCATCAGATCAAGTTAAGGATTGGTTATACTCTATGCTCTGGAAGCCAACCACATTTAAGTTTGTAAGGGACAGTGAAGGCAATGAAAAACAGATCCCCCAGATACGAAAAGATGGAGAGCTATGCTACTCAGTCAAACGATTGGCCTCTGAGTACCCTGCTGTGGTCATCCTTGATGGGCTTTCTGTTCTCAGCCATCGTATTTCTGTTCTTAAAGGCATGGTTGATTCAGAGCGTGATGGATACGTGCAAGCAACAATCGCAGGATTTACCAACACAATGCGCTTCCGTCATGCAAAACCTCTAGTCAATCTACCCTCAGTGGAAAAGCCCTATGGTGCTGAGATACGTGGGTGTCTAACTGCACCTGATGGTTACAGCTTATGCGGGGCTGACATGACTAGCCTAGAGGACACAACCAAGCGACACTACATGAAACCGCTAGACCCTGATTATGTAGCTGAAATGAGTAAAGAGGGATTTGACCCGCACTTAGACTTAGCTAAACATGCGGGTGTTATCACACAAGATGACATTGATAAGCATAACTCAGGGGAACGTAGCTTGAAGTCACTGCGTAAGAACTACAAGGTAGTGAACTACAGTGCTACATATGGCGTAGGAGCGCCTAAGCTGGCCCGTGAGACAGGTATGAGTGTCAAAGAGGCTAAGACCCTTCTGGAAGCATTCTGGTCACGTAACTGGTCAGTAACTAAGGTAGCTGATAGCTTACGCACCAGAGAGTTATTTGGCAGCATGTGGGTACAGAATCCAGTATCTAAGTTCTGGTACAGCCTACGAAGTGAGAAAGACCGCTTCAGTACCTTGAACCAGAGTACAGGTGTCTACTGCTTTGACAACTGGGTTAAGGGGTGTCGTGAGAAGGGTATTAAGACTGTTGGTCAGTTCCACGACGAGATCATAGCCTTAGTAAAGGAAGGCGACGAAATGGAGACAAAAATAAATATGGAGTACTCTATACAAGATTTAAACAAACAACTGAATCTAAACATAGACTTAGGGATCGACGCTCAATTCGGGAGTACATATGCCGATATACATTAGTGAAAAATATTTATACTTTCGTGTTACAAATCGTAAAATGTATCCCTATTAATAATTACCAGCCCTTACGAAAGGAACTCGACAATGGCTAAATACACAATGGATATGGTCTTAGAATATGCTAAGATCTTCCCCGAAAACGCAGATATGGGATCACCAGATGGACCACGAGCAGCACAAGCAATCCATCAAAAAGGTGGGCAGTATATCGTTAATGCTTACTTTACTGACGAAGACCAAATTGAAAAGTTAGTAGCTGATGGGTTAGACCTGACGCCCATGAACTCACAGCGTGTCCTACAGGGGAATGCGGAATTTGGTATCGGTAAATATATGAAGGTTAAGCGTATGGTATCTGATGTTAAGACCTTCTCCGATAAGAAGACAGGGGAGCCTGTGAACGTGGACTATGGTGGCGCACCTACAGTAGTAGACCTCACCCAAGGGAAAGAGAACAAGCGTCTGTGGAGCTTCTCAGAAGATGGCGCTATCGGTAACGGCACTAAAGCTAAGGTTCAGTTTGAGACTTATGCTAGTGGAGCAGGAGTTCGTCTGATGAATGTGGGGATTACTGAGCATGTAGCTTATGAGACTAACTCAGCCCCGACAGAAGATGACGAACTGTTTATGGTGGGATGATACAATGAAAGTTACAATCACCTTTGAGAATGATAGTGAAGAAGATGGGTTTGATGGTAAGACAAGTGTTGAGCGTTATGGGGTAGAGGACTTATATTCATTAGCATACGTCTTCGCTGAAGCTACTAGGTCAGCAGGATTTACATATGTTGAAGCTGTAGCATTTGAGAAGGATGATGGTAAGATGGTGTTTGGAGACTTGTAATGAACTATGGCAAAGTGCTAATTGATGGTGACATTGTAGCTTATCGGTCAGCCTTTGCTACTCAGGACTTGTTTCCAAAGGATGCTGAAGCTAAAGCTGATGAGCTTGTTGACTTTATACTTGAGCAAACTGTGTTGTTCCCTGAGCCAGATGACTACATAGTCTACCTAACTGGTAAGGGGAACTTCCGACACGAAATAGCTAAGTCACATGAGTACAAAGGCAATCGTAAATCAGTAGAAAAGCCAGTACATCTTTACCATATTCGTGATCATCTAACTACTAAATACAATGCTATAACTAGCGAAGGAGAAGAAGCTGATGACCTTATAGCAATAGAAGCAACAAGACTTGGACCTGATACTGTCGTTGCTTCAATAGACAAAGACATGTTGCAGATACCTTGTCATCACTTTAACTTTGGTAAGAACGAGTGGAAAACAGTAGATGAATGGTCAGGACTACAGTTCTTCTACAACCAAATCTTAACAGGCGATAGGGCAGATAACATAGTTGGTTTATATCGTGTAGGTCCAGTTAAAGCTACTAAGATGTTAAGTGAGGCGAAGACTGAACAAGACCTATGGGAAGCCTGCGTTAAAGCCTATGATGGTGATGTAGATAGGGTAATAGAGAATGCTAGGCTTCTATGGCTTAGACGTACAGAGGGCGAGATATGGCAACCACCAGTGAACGTAGAAGACACGCAATAAAGAATGGCTACAGATCTGGTTTAGAGGATGACATAGCTAAGGATCTTAAAGACAGAGGCGTAAACTTTGAGTATGAGAAGCTAAAGGTACAATGGCAACTTCTTGAGAACAAGACTTACACTCCTGACTTTAAACTGCCCAATGGTATCATCATAGAATCTAAAGGTAGGTTTGTTCAAGCTGATCGTAAGAAGCACTTAATCATACAGGATCAACATCCCTTTCTCGACATAAGGTTTGTCTTTTCTAACTCTAGGTCTAAGTTATACAAAGGTGCAAAGAGTACATATGGGGATTGGTGCAATAAGCATGGGTTCTTGTACGCAGATAAAAGGATACCCGACGAGTGGCTAACACAATCCTGATTAAAGTCCATCGTGTTCTTGATGGCCCCTATGAAGACGAAGATGGTAATTACTGGTTAAACTGTAGAGTAGAAGATCCCCAAGAAAGAAACCCAAGTAAAGTTATGTTTGATGAAGAGATCCCGTTTGTCTCCTTTGATGCAGCCTACGAGTTTCAGAAGCACTTCTACAGATCAATCGAACCCATACTAATAGAATTTGAAATGGATACCCGATATGACAGCTAAGACAGCAGTAGTATTCTCATGCGCTCACTCAGACCCCTCAACAGGGAATGAGCGTTTCGACTGGCTAGGGGAATTAATCTATGAGGTAAACCCTACCTATATAATTGACTTAGGTGATGGTGCTGACATGCGCTCTTTAAACACCTTTGACACACGTTACCCAGAGGCTATCGTAAGTCAGAACTACGAACAGGACATCAACTGCTACAATGAAGCAATGGATCGTCTACGGAAGAAACCTAGTGATAGAAAGTATAAACGCCCATATTGGATTGGCTTTGAGGGGAACCATGAGAATAGAATCAAAAAGGCTATCGCACACGACCCAAGACTACAGGGAGACAAGTACGGGATTTCCTTCAGCCATCTTCAAACAGACCAATGGTTCGACGAATACCACGAATACACTAATAGCGCCCCCGCTATCGCTGACTATGATGGCGTTTCTTACGCTCACTTCTTTAGTAGTGGTAATTTTGGTTCAGCTATGTCTGGTTTACATCACGCTAATAGCTTACTCGCCAATCGTAATCACAGTTCTACTTGTGGGCATAGCCATAAACGTGATCTTAAGTTTAAAGATGGCGCACACCCTAATGGGATTATCGGTTTGGTTGCGGGTTGCTACAAAGGCTCAGAAGAAACGTGGGCTGGACAGGCAAATAGAGACTGGTGGAAAGGTTGTGTAATCAAACGTGAGATTAGCAACGGTATCTATGAGCCTGAGTTTGTATCACTCAAGAGGTTAAAGGAAATGTATGGGTAAGCGTAGTGATTTTGAGAGGGTACCAAGAGACTATTACCCCACACCGATAGAAGCTGTCGAACCTCTTATAGCCCACCTACCATACGAGAAGTTTGATTTTGTAGAGCCTTGTGCTGGTGACGGGAGATTGATAGGTCATATACACGAACTAACAGACGGTCTAGGGGAGTGTTTATATGCTTGCGACATAGAACCTAGACACCCAGACATCAAGCAGATGGATGCTCTGGAAATAAGTTTTGGGGGTCAATATGAAGTTGTTGACCTCTGTATTACTAACCCACCGTGGGAAAGAAAGTTCTTACATGCTTTCATAGATCACTGGACGGAAATATGCCCAACTTGGTTGTTGTTTGATGCTGATTGGGCGCACACTAAACAGTCTGCTGCACTTATGACTTATTGTACAAAGATCGTAAGTGTAGGTAGAGTTAAATGGATTGAGGGTAGCAAGATGACAGGTAAAGACAACTGCGCTTGGTACTTGTTCGATAAAGACGATAGAAACGCACACACAGAATTTTATGGAAGGTTGATGTAATGCTTACAGCGAAAGATATGAAAGATATGATTGATATGTATTCTCAGTTTGTGGAGGACAAGATGATTACTAAAGGTCGGGAGCGACTGATTGAGAATGCTCTAGGCTTAACTGGTGAAGCTGGTGAGGTATCGGAGAAGATTAAGAAGCTGTTTCGTGACAACAGGATTGACGATGATGCAGTCTTGAAAGAGTTAGGTGACGTACTGTTCTACACTGTAGCTCTGTCTAACATCTTTGGTGGAAGCTTGATTAAGATCATTGAGTTGAACATGGAAAAGTTAAACGAGCGTGTTAAGAACGGTACACTACAGGGATCAGGTGACAACCGATGAGTAGAAGACACACAGGTATGTCATGGTTCTGGAGATATATGAATTATCTTGCGACATGGCGAACCCACAGGATAGCAATCAAGCAACTTAATCAGCTAACCGACAAAGAACTACTAGACATTGGTATAGCTAGATCAGATATTGACCGTATGGTTTGGCTAAAAGAAGATAAGACTATGAGAGCGAGAGGGAAGACTGAAGATGAATAATTACCTACCAACTGACTACCAGACTTTTATTGCTAAGTCTCGCTACGCTAAGTATATCGACGGTAAGGGCCGTGAGGATTGGGGCGATACAGTAGAACGCTACATGGATAATGTGGTACGCCCTAAAGCTGGTAATGATTCCTACGTCAATCAACTACGGGATGCCATATTAAACCTAGAAGTTATGCCCTCTCTGCGGGCTATGATGACTGCTGGTCCAGCACTAGCCCGTGACAAAACTGCTG